AAAATGTTTGAAGTTTTAAAAAAGAAAGCAAGACATATTTATTTAGCAGGTGATGATGACCAGGCTATTTATACCTGGGCCGGTGCAGATGTTGCACGATTCGTTGAGGAACCTGCAGACGAAGAAATTATATTAGATCAATCACGTCGTGTACCTTTTGCTATACAAGAAGTGTCTGAGATTATTTTAAATCGTATTGAAGGTGTACGAAAAGAAAAGAAATACAGACCGAAAGAAGAAGAAGGTTATGTACAAAAGATCTTTGATATTGGTCAAGTTAACTTACATGAAGGCAACTGGTTGATACTCGCGCGTACTGGATCACGGCTCAAGGACATTATGGAACTGTTAAAAGAAAAAGGAATCTATTATCAAACTAAAAAAGGTAAAAGCTTTACCGTCAAAATATATAATGCTGCACTAAATTACAGTAGAAATTTAGATTTAACTGATGCAGAAATGAAAGACATTCAAGAATTTACAAATGGTACCCAACCCGATCATAAACCCTGGTATGAAGCGTTTGTAAATGCACCGCATGATCAGGTGCAATATATCCGACACATGTTATCCAATGGTGAAAAATTATTTTTTCCTGCAAGAGTTAGATTGTCTACTATTCATGCAGCCAAAGGTGGTGAAGAAGATAATGTCATTTTAATTTTGGATAATGCTAGAAAAATAAGACGAGCTGTGTTAGATAATCAGAATAAAAGAGATGAAGAACATCGTGTTTGGTACGTAGGTGTCACTCGCGCAAAGAAAAACTTATATTTGCATTTAGCAAAGATAGAAAGGAATGGGTATCCATTATGACAAATAAATCTTTTTTTAAAGAAAGTGCTAATGATAAACAAATTGGTGGCCAACATTATAAACTAAAAATTCAACCGTTTGATTTTATCATGGAAAACCATCTTAATTTTTTTCAAGGCAATATTATTAAGTATGTTGTGAGATATGAAAAGAAAGGTCAAGTAGAAGACTTACAAAAAATTATTCACTACTGTGAATTAGAAATAGATCGAATAAGAAAGAATTGGGATAAATGAAAGTACCTATATTTGAAGCACAGACAGAATGGATTGAGCCAGAAGAATTTCCAGATCTAAGATCGTACGATGAGATTGCAATCGACTTAGAGACAAGAGATCCTGATTTAAAAAAGAAAGGATCTGGATCTGTGATTGGTAATGGTGAAGTCGTTGGAATCGCTGTCGCTGTACCTGGAAGAAAGTTCTATTTTCCTATTGCTCACGGATCAGGGAGCAACATGGATAAGAAAAAAGTTTTAGCATGGTTTCAAGATACCATGTCATGTGATGCGGTAAAAATATTTCACAATGCCATGTATGATGTATGTTGGATTAGACAGATGGGAATTAAAATCAATGGTGTGATTGTAGATACCATGATTGCAGCAAGTTTAATTAATGAAAACCGATATGCTTACACATTAAACGCATTGTCCTGGGAGTATTTAGGTCAAGGTAAAAATGAAGCAGCATTAGTCGATGAAGCCAAGTCAAGAGGACTTGATCCTAAAGCAGACATGTGGAAACTACCGCCGATGTATGTTGGCTCATACGCAGAGAAAGATGCTGAACTGACATTAGAGTTATGGCAGTGTTTTAAAAAAGAAATTATACATCAAGATATTGAATCTATATTTAATTTAGAAACGGATTTGTTTCCTTGTCTAGTGGATATGAGATTTAAGGGTGTTCGCGTGGATAGTGAAAGAGCTCATAAATTGAAACAACAGTTAGTTTCAGAAGAAGAATCATTATTGCAGCAAGTACAAAAAGAGACAGGAATAGAACCCCAAATATGGGCTGCAAGATCGATTGCCAAAGTGTTTGATAAACTTTCTTTAGACTATTCCAGAACTGAAAAATCACAAGCACCGTCCTTTACAAAAAATTTCTTACAGGAACATAAACATCCTGTGGTTAAGATGATAGCAAAAGCTAGAGAAATAAACAAGGCACATACAACCTTTATTGATACGATTATTGATTACGATCATAAAGGTCGTATTCATGCAGAAATTAACCAGATTCGTTCTGATGCCGGTGGTACGGTGACAGGTCGTTTTAGTTACAACAATCCCAACCTACAGCAACTACCTGCTAGAAACAAGGATCTTGGTCCCCTAATCCGATCTTTGTTTCTGCCTGAGCAGGGCTGTACTTGGGGTTGTTTTGACTACTCGCAACAAGAACCAAGGCTCGTGGCACACTATGCAGCCTTGTATAAATTTCCATCTGTATATGATGTGGTGGATGCATACAAAGATAATAGTGATACAGACTTTCACCAAACTGTTGCAGATATGGCAAAAATTCCAAGATCTCAAGCTAAAACCATTAACCTAGGATTATTCTATGGTATGGGTAAAGCTAAATTACAGGCTGAACTTGGAGTAACTAAAGAAAAAGCAGCTGAGTTATTTGAACAGTATCATGCAAAAGTTCCTTTCGTTAAACAATTAATGAATGCGGCATCAAACAGAGCCCAAGAGCGTGGTCAAATTAGAACGCTTCTAGGACGTTTGTGTCGCTTTCATTTGTGGGAGCCTAACATGTTCGGGATGCACAAAGCGTTGCCTCACGAAGATGCGCTCAGGGAACACGGACCAGGGATCAGGAGAGCTTATACCTACAAATCATTGAATAAATTAATTCAAGGATCCGCAGCTGATATGACTAAAAAAGCAATGTTAGATTTATACAAAGAAGGTATTGTAGCACATATTCAAATTCACGATGAATTAGATTTATCTGTAGAGTCTCAAGAACATGCAAATAAGATTATTGAGATTATGGAGAATGCTGTTAAATTAGAGGTCCCAAATAAAGTTGATTACGAGTCAGGTGAAAATTGGGGAGATATTTTTGAATGATAATTTGGACAAGCTGGAGGGCTAAACTATGGCATATCTTAACGCAAACATTCCACCCATTTATTGCAAAGTTAAGACCGAGTATTTATACGACATGGACATGTCTAAGAAAGGTGAAGAGGATTGTGTTGCTTTTGGTATTACGAGCATTACCGGACGTGCAATCTTATTTAATATCATGTTACCAAACGGTGCGTGCTATTGGCGTTTGCCTATATCAGCGTTTTTCCAAAAACGTTTTTCTAGAACCGAAGTGCCAGATATGTCGGTTGACCAATTACAATTGTGGAATTGTTTTAGTTATTGGCCTAGCGTTCATTGCTTTGATTGGATGGCTGGTCTAGACGGTAAATTTCGTGGAAAAGATAAAAAATTTTATCACGGACAATATCTTTTTACCATCGATTGGGCCCATCCTGATACTAATATACTTAATGTTGAACATTCTGAAATACCTCAAGAACATAAGTGCGCACATATTATTCAACTTGAAAATGGCAATTATGCCGCTCAGCCAAATAATCGTTGCATTTGGCATGTTAATAGTTTCACTACTGATAAGAGTTGGCCGGATTATAAAGTCCAAACTACGTATTGGGACGTAGAAGGAGCCGATTGGGTTACTGAAGACTCTGATAATATGTTCTATGAGTTAGAACCAAATAACGCTTCTCAAGACAATTAAAATAGTATATACTGATCCAATTATGGATCACAAAGATTTTATTAAATTAATTAAGTTTAGAGATGCTGAAGCAAAAAGGCAAGCTCAAGCTACCTTTGTCGCACGTAATAGAAATTCTAGGCCTAGAGCAAAGAATAATCTTATTGCACCTCACTTAAGAAACATATAATATAACCGGATTAACGGGGACCAAATGAGACTATTATTGACACTATTGGTGTGCATATTTTATGCAACTACAGCCAATACAGACACTACACAAAACAACGTTTCTGGTGGAAACACATCTATTACAGGGGGATATAGTGCATCAACCACATATGAATCTGGCTCTTCATCTAGCAGTACTACTACTAATACTTCTAATTCTAATATAAGATCAGCACCTCCAGCAGCATACGCACCAGGATTTAATGGATCAGGAATTGATGTTTGTAGCACTGGAGTATCAGGTGGCGTACAAACTTTTACATTTGGTATATCGGGTGGAAAATCAGTTAGAGATTTAAATTGTGAGAGAATAAAACTTGCAAGAGAACTTAAAGCAAATGGTATGGCCGTTGCTGCCGTATCTTTATTATGTCAAGATGCAAGAGTATTTGCAGCTATGGAAAATGCAGGAACTCCATGTCCTTACAAAGGCAAAATAGGTAAAGAAGCAACAAAAGAATGGAAAAAACATGGTAGCAAACTTAGACCAGACTTTGATCAATATACAAAAGCATTAAAAATTATTGAAGAAGAAGAAAAGAAAAAGGAGATTAAGTTTGCTAAAGAATTTAACAAAGCTTCTAAGTCTAATTCTAATAAGTAATTTAGCCTATGCTGACACTACTAACAATCTTGTTTCGCAAGACTTTACAACGGGTTGGACGAATACGGGCAATACTTATCATGGTTCTAATACAATTGCTGGTGTCCATGGGGGCATTGTTGAGTCTGATCCTGTTTCTTTAAATTCATTAGATATAAATAAAGAATCTTTAAACGAAGGATTTACTGTAACAGGTGGTGCTGACATTTGGTTTTGGAATAGTTATTCTCAATCGGTAACTCAAACCATTAAGACTGTAGATGATAATGGAAACACTCTTACACAAACCAGGGTTATTAATGGTATTCAAAATGGTTTTCAAACTTATACAGATCAACTTATTATCAATTCAAATTCACAACAAGACTATGATGTAAATCTAAAATATAGTTTTAGTGTACCAGGAACATCGGGTCATTATGGTGCAGACCTAAAAAATCCTTATTTATCAGTAACTTATACCTATGTACCACCTTTAGATAACGCAACACAAACGGCATTATTAGATTTAAATAATGATATTAAAGATGAATTAAAAGATGTTGATACGTTTAAATTTGAAGAAGAAGTAAAGATAGAAGAATGGAGTACATTAGAGCTCCAAACAGATACAGAAGAAATGAATTTTCAGGAGACATTTACAGAACTTCCAAAATTTGAAACAAATGAATCATTACCAGAATTGAAAGAAGAAGATAAGCAAGAAGTTCTTGATACCACCACATTTACAGAGAGTTCGGAGCCTTCCGATGAAAAAACTGACGCTCCTCTTTCTTCGGCTGAAGATTCTCAGGATCCTCAGGAACCACAAAGTGTGGAACAGGAGCCATCATCACTACAGGCTGAACAAAAATCGAACGAGGAATCAAGTACAGAGACAGAAACATCGACAGAAGAAGAACAAACAACAGAAGCTGTAGCTGACAACAAAGGCAACGTTTCAGGTGAAAAAAAATCGATTTCATTGGCGAAGAGTATGGATAAGATAGACGCACAAGTCAAGGATATTGGCAAAAACTTACAACTTAAAAACCTTGTAAAATTAAAAACAATGATAGATAATTCCGCGCTTCAAGAATACGCAAATGTTGAATTTTATAAACCAAA